TGGTGTAGGGTGTGCGGCATCGGCGCTACTGGCGCACTCGGTGGCATCGCCTGATTATCAGAAAAGGATCAATCTCTTGCAATTTGCTTGGGACGGGGAGGACATAATTCTACCCGTGACTTACATGATGAAGAAAATTCTGATCATGGCGGCGAGCATCGCGTGTTTTGTTCGCTTCGTGCAAATGTTGGCACGAATGAAGATCCCGCACCATTATCCAACAGCATGGACAATATATGATGAACCTTCAGGTGAGCCAAGAGAGCCAAGGACAGAGCATGTCGAACCGCCACCAGCGGAAGAAGAAGAAGGAGAAGAAGGAGAAGAACCGCTGAGCTGGTGGCGCAATTGGTTCGGGCCACGCGAGGACGATGTGAACCCCGCAGAGCCCGATGCCTCCGTTGCCTTGCAAGAGGCCGAGGCCGCTACCGTCGTTGAGCAACAACAGCGTGCATACGTGGAAAACGGTGTGTTGCGCAGCACAACAACGATGACGCAAGAGGATCGTGTTGAAATGGTGGAACCACCAGGATTGGAGGGTGGCAGTGCGAGCGGTGCGCGAGCAGCGACTCCACGATTTCCACAGATCACGACCAAGCCAAATTATTTGCACTCCAACAATCCCAAGAATTTGAAACAAGCCCATGACAAACGCAATATTGGGATTGGGAACCACAACCCATACGTGTCTGAAGCAAAAACACGTGATGCTCTTGTTGAAGGACTGAAGGAGAAGGTCTTCAACGCGAGCAAAGTGAAGAAAGCCATGAAGGAGTTTGAGAGCATGCGAGCCTCAGCATTGCCAAGGAAACTCACCCATGAAGGCAAGATGAAAGTAGAGATGGATGCGATGAACACGGAGTTGAGGCGTGATATAGTGGGATTCGACAGAGTCATCAAAGCTTTTGTCAAAAGCGAGGTCACTGCAAAAGACAAACCAAGAGGAATAGCAAATCACGGTGACGTAAGGTTATACGCATTGGCGAAGGTTGCGTTCGCGTTCGAGCACGTGATGTTCGATGTTTTTCAATCAGCCTCAATCAAGGGGCGGCCCAAGCACAAAGCGATCGAAGAGATATTCACGAACATGTCCAAGATGAGAGCCGGTGCGAGGTGGGTGGAGAACGATTTGACTGCGTTTGAGTTTGGCATCTCAGAGCCTCTCAAGCAAATTGAGCAGGAAATCTTCCTACACATCGCGCGGCTGATCGGAGTCGAAGACGTAGGTGACGAGTTGTTTGAGCGAGTGGTTGAAGACCGCGACAAATGCGCAACTTGGCGTATGACACACAAGGATGCCACAGGTGAAAAGAAGACCGCCAAAATTAAAATACCACAGACGATGCGGGAAAGCGGAGACCGAGTGACAAGTTCAGGAAACTTCCTGCAGAACTTGATCGCGTGGTTCTCGTTCCTGGTTGATCCAGAGCACGTCGGTGATGCGTTGGACTGCTTGATAAAGTTCAGGGGCGCGAAGATGTTTTACGTCTCCCCGAGGGACACGGAACTGATCAACGCACCCAACAGAGCAGGTCTAGTCCGGCGCAAGTATTTAGCGTGTTTAGCTTTCGAAGGCGACGACACGGGTGGACGTTTGGAAGAAAACGTTTGGGCACGAAACGAACAAGAAGAATGCCCGGTGAGTCTCTTTTTCACACGGTGGGGTTGGAAAGCCAAACTCGTGTGGAAGCCATTGCAAGGCGACGGCTACATGCGATTTGTTGGATATGAGGCGCTTATCAGTGATGGTGAAGTTGTGTATGACGGTGGGGAGATGGTGATGACGCCAGAAGTCACACGGTTTCTAAACACGAAGTCATGGACCACAACGGACGTGACGCCTCAAGAACTGAAAACATGCATACAGATATATGCAGCAACATTGGCAGATGGGTTCACGCGAGTTGAGCCCATCCACGCGTTTTTGACTGCGATATATGATTCCAACAAAGGAGGGTGCACAGTGAAAGCTGAGAAAGTGAGGGAGTACATGCTTGCAAGGACAGGCGAATTGCCCGACGCGGGCGTTACCGTCGCAAGTGTGTCACTTCCAGGGTTTGTAGGTGGCGATTCGGAGAAGTGGAAGAGGCTTCTCCGATGCAGCGCTGGCGAGTTCAGCGACAGGGAGTGGGCAGAAATGAGCCACGTGGGGTCAGTAGACGTCCACGGGGCAGATTTGGCTCTTTGCGTTCCCGCCGCTTGGCGGGGATAGCGTAATTATTATTTTACAGTTTTGCCCGTTGTTTCACCCCCCGAACTTCGGGGAAGGGAATGTTTTACTCATACGCGACAGCGTAGCTACATCAAGCTGCGTAGAGAATTACCC